CGTTCCGTGCTCTTGCCGGTTATGCCCCGTGGACACTTGACCCTCTCTACTGGCAGGCGATCACGGCCGGTGCGGCGGCCTTTGGCTTTGGCACGTTGGTGCACACGCCGAAACTACCGACTATCTCGGAACGCACTCTGCTGAATCGTCTGCTTGTTGAGGACATGGCGCGGAAGGCACGGCGATAACATGGCCGAATCGCTTGACACTATCGCTGCTAGGCTCGATGCAATGAGCATTGTGCTAGTGGAAGTGAAGGCGGATGGTCGCCAGACAGCGCGGGAGTTGGTTCGCATCGATGGCACTCTCCACGAAGTCTGTGCCTGGCGAGATGGCCATGAGACACGCCATGCCCGCAGCGAGGTGTTAGGTCAGGCATGGGCAGGATGGGGCAGACAGATAGCCTTTTCGCTGATGGGGCCGGCAGTGCTGGGATTCGTTTTCCTGGGTCTCCGAGCGGCGAAACTGTTGTGACGGGTGCGTGTCTCATTGGCCTGCCAGCGCTCCCGGCACTCCTAGCGCATCGTGTTGCCTCAGTGCTCAGGATGGTGTTGCGATTGCTGAGGATGGCGCGCGAGTTGCTCGGTGCGCCTCCTGCAACTGATCAGGTGGTGCCGCCGGATGAGGTGACGGTACAGCAGTGGGCGCTGGCGTTGCGGGGAGCCGAGGACTGGATCGAGGGACTCATCCGGTTGGCGGGGGCGTGAGTGGCGAACGTCATAGCTGAGAATGCTACACCAGAAAAAGGGCGCGAGTGGTGGCCGCGTTTCCTTGCGGCTCTAGGCATTGGTGGCAATGTCAGTGCTGCCTGCTTGGCGGCAGGCATTGACCGACGCACGGCCTACCGCAACCGCAAGCAGTTCAAGGGCTTTGCGCGATCCTGGGCCGAAGCTGTGGATGAGGCTTGTGACATACTGGAGGGAATCGCTTGGGAGCGAGCCAGCGCTAGCAGCGATCTGCTTCTGATCTTCCTGCTGAAAGCGAATCGACCGGCGAAATACCGTGAGACAGTCCGTCAGGAGCATAGTGGCGATGTGATAGTGCGGGTGGTGTACGGTGGCAACAGAACTGACGATTCGGCTGCATGAACCGCATCTCAAGCAGCGCGAGTTCAAGCTCAGCAAGGCAAAGCGCAAAGTCATTGTCACGGGCAGGCGAGCTGGGAAGACGACAGTGTTCAGCGATGTGGCGATTGAGGGAATGCTAGCAGGTAGACGCGTGCTCGAGGCGGCGCCTACTGCCGAGCAGACGGACGTATTCTGGGAGGCTTGTGTGAATGCCCTTGCCGAGCCCATCGCTGCCGGCCTTGTGCGGAAGAACGAAACGGAGCGTCTCCTGGAATCCAATTGGAACAAAGGACGCATCCGCGCGAAGACCGCCTGGAATGCCGATGCCTTGCGCGGGGACTATGCCGATCTACTGCTGCTGGACGAGTACAGCATCATGGATCCGAGCACTTGGACGGTAGTAGGAGCGCCGATGTTGCTGGACAATAATGGCGATGCGGCATTTGCCTTCACACCTAAGCGCAAGAACCACGGCTTTCACCTTTACCAGCGTGCTATCAGTGACGATTCCGGACGGTGGGCGGCTTGGCACTTCACCAGCCTGGATAATCCATACTTGTCGCCGGAAGCACTGGCCGAGATAACCAGCGATCTGACTGACCAGATGTACCGCCAGGAGATTCTCGCTGAGTTCCTCGAGGGTGAGGGCGCGGTGTTCCGCAACATCGATGCCTGTATGCACGCACCACTAGCCATCCCGCGAGAGCATTACCAGCATCACATCGTTGCTGGTGTGGATTGGGCCAAACAGACAGATTTCACGGCCATCTCGGTGGTATGTGCGACGTGCCGACGTGAGATCGCTCGTGACCGTTTCAACCAGATCGACTACGTGTTCCAGCGGACGCGACTGGGGGCTATGTGTGACCATTGGCAACCAGCCATCATTCTGGCCGAAGCGAACAGCATTGGCGAGCCGGTGATCGAGGTGCTCCAGCGTGAAGGCTTGCCGGTGGTCGGGTTCACCACAACCGCCGTGAGCAAGCCGCCGTTGATCGAGTCGCTGTCACTGGCTTTTGAGCGTGGCGAATGCCAGTGGCAGGCCGACCCCATCTGGACGGGAGAACTAGAAGCATACGAGCAACGAATCGGGGCGACAGGACGCAGCGCCTACAGCGCGCCAGAGGGCCTGCACGACGATACGGTGATTGCCAGGGCACTTGCCTGGTGGGCCGTGACTATGCCGCAACTACCCGCTGAGGGTACTTATGTGTACGACCAGCGCGTCGAAATCTCGCCATTCTGAGTGATTGATGGGATATAGCGAACGCGGCGGCATCCTGGTACCGGATACCTGGGCGGAGCGAGGCCAGGAGGTGGGCGCCATGCTGGCCAATGTCCAACTGCTCACGGAGCGGCTGGCGGAGCTAGAGTTGGCACTCGAAGACCAGGGCTGGATGCGCCTATCCCAGGAAGGGCAGCGCGAGTTCAGCCGCGCTGCCCTGCGCAAGATCACGCAACTGGCCCGACTATTCTACCTAAAGAACCCGCTAATCCGCAGGGGCGTCAACGTCCAGGCCAACTACGTCTTCGGCCAGGGTGTCGAGATTCGCAGCGATAACGAGGACGTCAATACCATCCTCCAGTCCTGGCAGGATGATGCGAAAAACCAGGCTGAGTTAACCACCCAGCAGGCGCATCTCCAGACAGAGGTCGAGCTGCAAGTGATGGCCAACCTCTTCTTCGTGTTCTTCGTGGATGCGAGGAAGCGTGGCCGGGTGCGTGTGCGCACTATCCCCTTTGATCAGGTAGAGGACGTGATCGCCGACCCTGAGGATGCGAAGACGCCCTGGTTCTACAAGCGCGTCTGGACGGAGGCGCGGCTCGATCCGGCACTGGGGCAGATCATGGGCGCCAACCGCACCGAATACTACCCGGACTGGCGCTACCGCCCGGCACAACAACCGGCGACTATCGGCGACAGCCCGGTACGCTGGGAGAGCCCGGTCTACCACATCAAGGTCGGTGGCCTGTCGGACATGCGATTCGGCGTCTCCGAGGTGTATGCGGCGCTGGACTGGGCCAAAGCCTACACGCAATTCCTGGAGAACTGGGCGACCATCGTGCGCTCCTATGCGAGTTTCGCCTGGCAACTGACTACCAAGGCCGGCAAGGCGGGCGTGGCAGCGGCGAAGACGAAGTTGGGCAGCACTTATGGCACCGGCTTGTCCGGTGGTGAGACCAACCCGCCGCCGATACCCGGCTCCACGTTCATCGGCGCCGACAGCGTCAACATGCAGCCCATTCGTACCGCCGGCGCCACCACATCGGCAGAGGATGGCCGCCGCCTGCTGCTGATGGTGGCCTCGACGATGGGATTGCCTGAGACATTCTTCGGCGATACCTCGGTAGGCACGCTGGCGACGGCAAAGAGCCTGGACAGGCCGACCGAGCTCCAGATGCGCCAGCGGCAGATGCTCTGGCAGGACATCCTGGGCAACATCGCCCGCTACGTCGTCGAGCAGGCAGTGCGAGCCGGAACACTGGCCGGCACGGTGGTAGAGGAAGACGATGGCACGCCGATTGTCACTCTGCCAACCAATGATGAGACGGGCGAGCCGGCATCGCTAGACATTCACGTCACGTTCCCGCCGATCCTGGAGCGCGACATCACGGAGAGCGTCGCGGCAATTGTGGATGCGGCGACTCTGGGCGGCCAGGGGCTCGCCGGGACGCTGGATCTGGAGATGGTGACGCGGATGCTCCTCGGGGCCCTGGGCGAGCAGAACGCCGACGACCTGCTGGCCAAACTGTTCCCGCCGCCGGCAGAGGGTGAGGAAGAGGTGCCAATGTGGAAACGGGAGGAGTTGGCGCCACCGCCGCCGCCCGCGCCGGTGCTCGTGCCGGCCGTCGGTCAGCCGGGGCAGGGCGCTGAGGTGGAGGAAGATCAACTACAGCAGGAATCCTTCGGTGAGGCGCTGCGCGAGTTCCGCGATGCGGTGAGGGGGATCAGTGGATAGGCGGCAAGCCCTCCTCGATGCAGCCGAGACCTACTTGGCCAAGGTGGCCCGGCTGGCCAAGGCGCGGGCGCTGGCGCCACTCGAGGCGGAGCTGGAGCCGCTGGTAGCGGCCGCCTTCCGCGCTCAGGGCAAGGCATTCCTCAAGCGGTTCGAGACACTACAGGATGCTTTCCCGCTAGGGGAAGCCGGCCCGGTCAAGCCCGATGACTGGGAAGCGCTCTGGGATGAGATGGCCGATGAGATGACGGACGGCCTCAGCAAGCCGGTGCTGCGCACGGTCGCGCGGGCAATGACCGCCGGCGGCAGGCAGGCGCGACTCTCGCTCGGGCTGCGGGGGCGTTTCGACCTGCGCAATCCGCGCGCGGTGCGTTACGTCGAGGAAGTTGGCGCCCGCTTGGTCAAGACGACCGCCACGACGCGAGACTACATCCGCACGATTGTTACTCAGGGTGTGGACGAGGGCTGGTCGTATGACCAAGTGGCCACAAGCATCGCCAAGCGCTTCGAGGAATTCGCGGTCGGGCGGCCTCAGGAGCACATAGACAGCCGGGCGCACCTGGTGGCCGTGACCGAAACGGGCCAGGCATATGAGGCGGCGAACTACCAGACGGGTGAGGAACTGCGCGACTCCGGGCTGGTGATCGAGAAGGCTTGGGAAACAGTGAGAGACAATCGGGTATCGGACGGCTGCCAAGAGAACCAGGACGCCGGCTGGATACCATTCGACAGCGAGTTCCCTGGCGAGTCGAGCACGCCAGAGGGCAAACTGAGGCCCCTGCGGTTTCCAGGTTGCCGTTGCTGTCTTCTTCAGCGCAGAGCCGGGAGTGGAGGTTAGCATATGCTACTCAGTGAAGCGGTAACGATCCGACATCAGGCGCGCAGTTTGCTGCGCTCTGCCAAGGACTTACTGGCCAACAAGACGCTCTCTCAGGCGTTGCGCGACCAATTGGACGGCCTAGAAGGCGCGCTCAAGCGCACTTGGGGCGACTTGGAGGCAGAGGCGGCGGATGCTGAGGTCATGCCCGCGGCAGAGGCAGCGGTGGCAGTGGCCTTGACTGAGATGATCAAACACGAGGGCGACAAGTGGGTGCTGTACTCGAAGGATGGCTCAAAGAAACTGGGCGAGTTCGACAGCGAGGAAGCGGCCAAGAAGCGGGAGCGGGAGATTCAGTTCTTCAAGCACCACAATGAGGCCATGATCGACCAGGCAGCCATAGCGGTGCCCCTACTTGAGAAGGGCAATATCGAGGGCTTGATTGCCGGTTTCGGCGATTGGGCGAAGGGCAGCCAGGCCGAATGCGCGAAGGCACTTGAGGGCAAGGACGGCATCAGTGATGCCAACGCTCTCTGCGCCTGGCTCAAGGACCAGGCGACCGGCACAACGATGTGGCGTGGCAAACAAGGGGAAGCCACCGGCGACATCGAGATCATCGGCGACGTGATTCCCCTGGTTGAGGCAGGCAAGGCGCTACGCGCGGACGGCACGATCCGGGCCAGGATTCTCGCGCCGGGTTGGGGCTCCAGCGGCTACTACAGCGCGGCCATGCTCCAGCGCGACGGCCCCAAAGTGTTCACCAGGGGCTTGAAGTCGTACTGGGATCATCCGACGGTGAAGGAGGAAGTGGAACGGCCGGAGCGCAGCTTGCGCGACCTGGCGGGCGAACTGACGACGGATGCCGCCTGGGATGCCAACGGCCCGGCAGGCCCTGGCCTGTACAGCGACGTCAAAGTCTTCAAACCTTACCAGGAGACCGTCGCGGAGTTGGCACCGCACATCGGTATGAGCATTCGGGCGGATGGTAAGCCGCGCCTGGGGGAGGCCGAAGGCCGCAAGGGCATTCTCATCGAGCAGATCCTGAGAGGGAAGTCCTTGGACTTCGTTACCCAGGCTGGCGCGGGCGGGCAGATTCTTACCCTATTCGAGGCGGCACGAGGCCGTGCGGCTGTATGGCAGCCGCAGGAGGAAACAGTGACCGAGGAAGAGGCAAAGGTTCTCAGGGAGAGCAACGCGGCACTAGCAGCGGAGGTCAAACGCCTCCAGGAAGCGGCCATGCAACGAGAGGCGCACGACCTGGTAGCCGAGGCGGTGGGCAAGAGTGACCTCCCGGCACCCGCTAAGGTGCGGATTCAGGAAGTGCTCGCGGGCACGGTGCCGCTGAAAGAGGGGGCGCTCGACAAAGAGGCCCTGACGGCGACCGTGGGCACGGCGGTCGAGGCGGAGCGCAAGTACATCGCCGCGCTGGTGCCCGCCGCCGGCAAGATCATCGGCATGGGGGGCAGTGTCTCGGCGAGCGAGGGCACGGCGCTCAAGGAATCCTTCCTGCGGCTCTACAAGGCCCAGGGCATGAATGAGGCGGAATCCGAGAAGTTGGCGAACGCCGCGGCTGGGCGCTAAGAGCGTCGGGCCGGAGGGCGGAAAAGGAGAACGAAATGCCTGTTAGATATGTCGCCACGGGGCGCACGGCGGGAACGGAGATCTCGAGCACCTATGAGGGGCGACACGTGACCCTCGAGGAGTCGTACCTGATTCACCCCTACCACGCGGACGCGTTGGTGGACAAAGGCGATCCTGTCCTATTCGCGGTCGGCAGTGGTTGGATGAATGGTGTTGGTGTGGCACTCAAGAGCGCGGCGGCCGCCACCGATCTGATCGCGATCGACACCGAGGGTATCTGGTACCTGGACGTGACTGGGTGCATCTCGGATGGCTCAATAGACGGGCAAGCGCGGGCCTTGCATGCTGGCGACCCTGTCTACATTCGGAAGGCCGGTGGCACCGTGGGTGATCCCGACATACTGAGCGGTGAGGATGATGCCCATAATACCGTGCCATTCGGCTACCTGTTGGGTGACGTGACCGCGCATGTATCGAC